AGGATATCAGAACGGCAAGAGATTTGCAGAAAAGATTATTTACAATCCTGTACTTTATCTTCCATCACAAAAACCGACGGGGTATAAAACTCTAGATGGTAAATTTGTTGCACCCACACAAATGGGTTCTTTATCTGATGCTAGAGAATTCATCAAACAATATGAATCAGTAGATAATTTTAAAATTTACGGATCAATAAATTTTCCGTATGTATACATTAATGAAGCGTATCCAGGTAAGATTGATTATGATTTATCTCTATTGCGTATTGCAAATCTTGATATTGAAGTGGGTTCTGAGAATGGTTTTCCTGAACCAGAACATGCCAGTGAACCAATCACCGCAATTACGTTAAAAATAAATCAACATGCTTATGTGTTTGGTTATGAATCATTTAATAATGTGCGCGCAAATGTGACTTATACAAAATGTCGAGATGAAAATCAACTTATAATTAAGTTTCTAGAATTATGGCAGTCAATTGATCCAGATATTATTACTGGTTGGAATATTCAATTTTTTGATATTCCGTATATCTACAATCGAATCTGTCGTATATTTGATGAAGATGTTGCAAAGAAACTTTCTCCTTGGCATAAGATTGGTGAACGCACAACCACAATTCACAATAAACAACAAACTGCATTTGATCTTGTTGGTATTGCAATTCTTGATTATCTAGAACTCTACAAAAAATTTACATACACTCAACAGGAAAACTATCGTCTGGATACAATTGCAAGTATTGAACTTGACGAACAAAAATTAGACTACTCAGAATATGAAAGTCTACATCAACTCTATCGACTTGATTATCAAAAATTTATTGAGTATAACATCAACGATGTGGAGCTTGTCAGCCGGCTCGATGAAAAAATGAAATTGATCGACATGGTGCTTGCACTTGCATATGATGCAAAAGTGAATTTAACGGACGTGTTCACCCAAGTTCGTATGTGGGATACACTGATTCATAATCATTTGATATCTCGAAATATTGTTGTTCCTCAAAATGCAAGTACACAAAAAAACGAACAATATGCTGGCGCTTATGTAAAAGAACCTGTGCCTGGCAAGTACGATTGGGTTGTTTCATTTGATTTAAATAGTCTGTACCCACATTTGATTATGCAATACAATGTTTCGCCCGATACAATCGTGTCTGGTATACGTAAAGAAGTTACCGTTGATGATTTGCTCAACAGCAAACACACAGTAGATAGTGAGTACTGCATGACAGCAAATGGACATTATTTTCGCAAAGACGTGCAGGGGTTTCTACCAGAAATGATGCAAAGTATGTATGACGATCGAGTGTTATACAAAAATAAAATGATTGAAGAACAAAAGAAACTCGAGAAAACAAAAGAAAAATCAGAACGAAAAGAAATTCAAAAACAAATTTCAAAATATAAAAACATTCAAATGGCGAAGAAGATTCAACTTAACTCCGCCTATGGCGCACTTGGTAACCAATACTTCAGATTCTTTGATATTCGACAAGCAGAAAGCATTACTCTGTCTGGTCAGTTAAGCATTCGATGGATTGGTATGAAATTATATCAATATCTGAATAAATTACTGAAAACTAGCGAGGTTGATTATGTTATTGCGTCGGATACAGACTCTGTATATCTTCATCTTGGTCCGTTGGTGGATATGGTCTACAAATCTAAAAATATTCCAAAAGAAAAGATTGTTGATTTTATCGACAAGGCATGTTCAGAGAAAATCGAACCGTTCATTGATAGATCGTTTGAAGAACTTGCTGTAAAAATGAATGCTTATGCACAAAAAATGTTTATGAAACGTGAAGTTATCGCCGACACAGGCATTTGGACTGCAAAAAAGCGATATATTTTGAATGTATGGGATTCAGAAGGTGTTCGTTATGAAAATCCTAAGCTGAAAATGTCTGGTATTGAAGCAGTTAAATCCTCAACACCAATGGCATGTCGTAAGAAAATTAAGGAAGCATTAAATCTTGTCATGGAAGGCACACAAGAAGACTTTCATCAATTTGTTGATAAGTTTCGTGAAGAATTCACGACTCTTCCGTTTGAAGACGTTGCATTTCCGCGAGGCATTTCGGACATGACTAAATATAAAGATTTTCTTAATATGTATGGCAAGGGAACACCCATTCACGTAAGAGGCGCAATCGTCTTTAATTCATTATTGGAAAAGAACAAACTTCTTAAAAAGTATCAGCAAATTAAAGATGGTGACAAAATTAAATTTTGTTACATGAAAGTGCCAAACCCAATTCAAGAAAATGTATTATCAATTTTGAACGTATTGCCTAAAGAATTTGCACTCGAAAAGTATATTGATTATGATATGCAATTCGAGAAAGCATATATTGAGCCGTTACGAATTATTGTAAGCACTATGGGCTGGTCAACAGAAAAGAAATCAACACTGGAGAGTTTTTTCGTATGACAATCAGAAACATACCACCAGAATATTTAACTTTCAGAAAAGAAGATGATTTCGGTTTCAGTGCGGTTGATGAAACTGAATTAATGCCTAGTGTAAATCCAGATACACTAGAAACTACAGTTATTCGCGAAACAGTTACTCAATCCGTTGAAGGAGTGGCACGTTTAGAATCCAAATTGGATACTATTTTAAATTTATACAATGAAAATAAGTTAGGTCTTGATGTAGAGCGAGAAAAAATGAATAAAGACGTGAGATTAAAACTCACTCAACTTGAACAACTCATCATGCCTTTGTTAGTCAATTTAATGAAAAATCCTGATAAAGAGTATATTTATTGGCCTAATCGTAGAGAGAAACTTCAAGACCATATAGACAAAGTACTATCTTTAACAAGAGAATAAAATGTTATTTGCATTGCTAACTTTAGCGTGTGCGTTATTTGTATCGGCAATTGCGGCATATTACTCTGTCATAGGTCTTGTAGCAATTTTTGCTTCTGCGCCCATACCGATTGCAATTATGGGCGCATCACTTGAAGCATCTAAACTTATTGTTGCATCTTGGTTATATAAGAATTGGAAAGAAGCGCCCAAATTGTTAAAATATTATTTCGCCGGCGCAATTGTGATTCTGATGATCATTACATCACTCGGCATTTTTGGATTTTTATCTAAGGCACACCTAGATCAAACAATTGCAACAAAAGATGTTTCAGCTAAATTAGAGATTTATGATGAACAAATTAAAGTTGCAAAAGAAAATATTGAAGATGCTCGCAAACAACTTAAACAAATGGATGATGCGGTGGACCAAACAATGGCACGAAGCACATCAGAACAAGGCGTCGAAAGAGCAAATGCTATACGTAAAAGTCAGCAACGCAGTCGAATTGAACTCGCTAAAGAAATTGATGCCAATCGAAAAAAAATTGTCATTCTTAATGAAGAATCCGCACCAATTCGCACAAATGTTAGAAAGATTGATGCGGAAGTAGGACCACTTAAATACATTGCAGAACTTATTTATGGCAAAGAAGAATCACAAAATTATTTTGATGCTGCCGTTCGGTGGGTAATTATTTTGCTGATTATTGTATTTGATCCTCTTGCAGTCTTGCTGGTGATTGCCGCAAATTATTCACTACAACAAGCACAAAAACCAAAACCAGTAATTAAATCAAAAGTTGAAATAAATAATCTAAGAGGCGAATTTAAAAATAATAAAAAGAAAGTCAATTTAACTTCTGTTGATCCCATACCAATGAATAAAGATGAAATTATAAATGCTACTGAACTATAACATGAGAGATCATAATTCTACTATGTGATTGACAATTTTATAAGTGCATGATATAATTTAAAATATACTTTAATATGGAGACACCACATGAATAATTTTTTTAATGATTTAGTGGAACAACTGAAAGATGACGACACGAAAATTCTTGCGAATGGAAAAGCATCTGCAGAATATTCGGGATGTATTGACACCGGATCTTATGCACTCAATGCATTACTTAGTGGAAGCATATACGGAGGTGTACCTAACAATAAAGTTACCGCTTTTGCGGGAGAAAGCTCAACAGGTAAAACTTTCTTCATGCTTGGAATTATCAAACAATTCTTAGATGAAAATCCCGAAAGTGGTATCATTTACTTTGATACTGAAGCTGCAGTTACAAAGTCGATGATGGAACGTCGGGGGGTAGATACTCGGCGCGTTGTAATTTCTGAACCTGATACAATTCAAAAATTTCGCCACATTGCACTGCAAATTGTAGAAAAATATGTTGCACAACCTGAAGCAAAACGCAAGCCCATGATGATGGTGCTTGATTCACTCGGCCAGTTATCGTCTTCAAAAGAAATTGAAGATACCGCAGAAGGTAAAGAAACAAAAGACATGACTAAGGCATCAATGCTTAAAGCAACATTTCGAGTTCTCAATTTAAAACTTGCAAAGATTGGTGTTCCATTACTTGTTACAAATCATGTTTATGATGTTGTCGGCGCATATATTCCAACAAAAGAAATGTCCGGCGGCTCAGGACTTAAATACACCGCATCAACTATTGTTATGCTTTCTAAGAAAAAAGACAAGGACGGCACAGAAATTGTCGGTAATATTGTTAAAGCAAAACTACTCAAGTCTCGTTTAACAAAAGAAAATTCTGTTGTTGAAGTAAAAATTACATATAGCAAAGGGCTTGATCGGTATTATGGTCTTTTAGACATTGCAGAAAAGTATGAAATCATCAAAAAAGTCTCAACTCGATATGAACTGCCTGATGGAACTAAAATTTTTGGCAAAAATATTAATGAAGAACCCGAAAAGTATTTCACAAAAGAAATTCTTGAGTTAATTGATTCGGCATGTAAGAAAGAATTCTTATATGGTCAGGAAGGCATTAAAGTTAAACAAGATGATCATGAGGAACTCAATCATGAAAATGGATGATGATTTTATTGTCACCGACTCTGAAGGTAGATATCGGGATTTGG